TATACTTAGAGTATTTACCAGATAAAACTTTAAGAGCAGAAGCTACCCATTCTTGGTGCTCAGGACTGTTGTATCCATAAGTTATATAGACATCTTCAAGCGTACCAAGTTTGTCCTTTGACTTCTTATCAAGTAAGAAATATAAAAGATCTTCACTACTACCAGACTTAAAGTAGTCTGCTTTTTCTTTGGAGTCAGTAATGCAGACTTGGTTATTCTTGCCAACAGTCAAGACATAGTAGTCTTTGCTAATGCGTCCATAGATCTCTGCTCTGATTGTATCATAGTCGTCTATCAATTCTGATAAACCAATATGACCAATTGCACGAAGACAAGGACTAGCAACTTTATTTTTGTTAAGATCCGCTGACCAGTCTATGACATCATTGTATGCACGAGCTTTTGTTAGATAAGATCTAAGCTTATCCCAGTAGATATCCTCTTGAAGTCCAGCAACATGATCCATAACAAAAGAAATCATACTATTAGCTTCTGTTATTACTTCTGCTAAAGTTGAGTAATTTGCTTTGGCAAGCGTTAAAGTATCCAAAGTAACAGGTAGATGATGAATGTATTCCAACTCATGATCTTCGTTAAAGACAGGTGTAATACCAATGTCATTTAGCACTTTGTACATTTGTTCTTGCCTAAACTGCTTAGTTCCAGCATTGTTTCTATTAGGACTTCTTTGCATTTTAATTGCACTATAAGTTGCACCAAATGGGCCAAAAACTTTTCTGCCATTCTTCAAAGCAAAACAATACTGTCGTAGGCCATTCTTTGATTTGATTTCATAGTCATCATGAATATCAGATATAGACTTAAGGCTTTGCGTATCAGGATACATAGCAGTGCTAATAACTTTACCTTGCATGCTTTTACGAGGAGCGAAATCTTCTACAATCTTAGTAATCTCAGGATCGTTAGACCGTTCCTGCGCATAGATTAGTGAGTCCATTGCCCAAGAAGGGGCATGGATAAAGGCTTCTTCTTCAATCTGTGAAGCATTGTAGCCTCTGATTTCAGCAACAAGATCTGAAAGTTGATTATACTTATCAGAACTTTGATCTAAATTTTCCATCTCTTTTAATGCCCACTCGAAAGCGGGATCATTCGCAATCATTCTAGTAACAGGATTCTCGTCTACGTCATCAGCATCAGGATGTTCTCCTGGATACTGAATAAAACTAAGACCACGGCTACCCGGATAGAAGGCATCCAAAGCCTCATCCCCGAAGGGAAGGCGTCGAGCTTCTCTCCAGTCTGGGTCACCAACGTCACCAATGCTAAGAAAATTAGCTGTAGCTAGTTTTACTTCTGCACATCCATAACTACCAGAGTAATTATGGGATGTAGGACTCCAGTATTTTTCGATATTGTCATCACAATCAACAAAAGAAAAATCAATAGCAATCTTTTTTGACATGCTATTCTCCTATTTAGTTCCCAACATGCTCAAGAATAGATGCAAATTTTGCAGAATAATTTTGTTCAAAATTTTCCCAATCTAATTCGTCCAACGCATTCTTCTGACGAAGATAGTAGCTAGGATGGTAGATTGGAATAACTGGATAATCTATATTATTAAAATTAAAATATGAGAGAACACCAGGTCTTTTCCATTCTACAGACTTAAGGTCTTGAATTTTACCCATGACTTGAAGACCATTCATTGCACTCTTACCAAGAGTAATAATAACTTTTGGCTGTAATGCTTTGATTTGTTGCTCTAAGTATGGTGCGCAATTCTTAATTTCTTGAGTAGTCGGAGTTCTATTCTTTTCGGGTCTGCACTTAACAATGTTAGTTACATAAGTTAAATGAGTCAAGTCGTAAAGATTAAGATATGTGTCAAGGACTTTACCACTTACTCCCATAAAAGGCATACCAACTTGATCTTCAGTTTCACCGGGAGCTTCTCCAATTACCATAATAGGTAAATGCTTCGACTCCCAAGGCGCAACCGTAGACTTTGTATACTTATCTACTACAACTTGTGTTCTGCTGCTACACAATGCGTCACACTTAGAACAAGTCTTAATTCCATCTTTATTAATAAGCTTATTGAACTCAATCTTATCGAATGTTTTCATCTACTCACTAAAGAACGCGGTTAATTAAACTTGAATAAATCTTACGTGAATTAGCAGAGTCTGAATTCTTAAGAGAGTCAAACTGAACAATTTGTACTTTACTAAAAGACCAATCTGATAAGTCAGCAATCTCAAGATAAAGATTAACTTCATTGCAATGTTTCTTTTTATCATCAGTAGTGAAGTAATCAAACCAAGTACCGACATAAGAAAGCTGAGAATTATCCAACTTGGTAGTAGGATAAATAGCAATTGCAGTATCTTTACAGATCTTATCGCTAATAGGATGTACAGCAGCAACAAGGTCTAAAGTCGACCTATGAAGCTCATCTGGTATATACTTTCCAAAATCCTCTTGTTCGTCGTCGCTTTCAACTTTTAATTCATCAGGAATAAAAATTGTAAGAGACTCTAGGTCTTCATCGCTATGTGCATCAATAAAAGCATTGATGTCAAAATCGTCTTCCATTATCTACCTCATAATTGAAGTGTTATTTTCTGAAATAATTGTAGGAGAACAAAGTAGCTTATTGCAAGACTTAAGCTCTTCTAGGGTTTTGCTATTTGTATAAGTCATACAGCTGCGCAAATTGCCTTCAATACCTTGTAAGATATCAACAACTGAGCCACTTAAAAGAATCTTGCCAGATGCACCTTCAATACTAGTCTTGTTGTTGTAAGCAGGACTAGCTAGTCCAGCATATTTCTTATACACATGTCCGTCTTCATAGAACGCTTCCGAGGCGCTTTCCTCAGTAGATGCTAGCATTTTGCCAAGCATTACCAGGTCAGCTCCACAAGCTAACGCTTTGCAGATGTCGCCGTTGGTGGCAATCCCACCATCCGCAACAATATGGGCGAGCGGACTGGGCGTCCCGTGTGTATGAGGACCAAAAGACATAAGGTTCTTCCGAAGTTGCGCACACCTTGATATAGCCGTGACATTCCCAGCCCCAATGCCAGTATTAATCCGAGTAAGGCAAGCACTACCACCGCCAATCCCGACCCTAACATAATCAACAAGCCCTGCGATTCTCGAGTATGCATATTCATTTGTAACATTTCCAGCCCAAAGAAGAATTCCTTCGTCCATTCTTAAGTCTTGAAGTTTTGTTAAGTAACTAACAAGAGCATCAAGATTGCCATTAGCAATATCAACAAGAACATGAGGAATATTATAAGTAAGGATTTTATCTGATAGATCATCTATGGAATGATCTAGACCAATAGTCATGCCACAACCAGAAGCATAGAGTTCTTCTAGCTCTTGAGTAGGTCTGAACCTGTCGGCAAACATAGCAAAAGGCTTGCTAGGAGCATCAAGAAGCTGTCTCATCATATGAGGACTTGCTATACTTGGCATAGGTGAACCTACGATAGGAAGACACTTAGTGTTGCTATCTAGATAATAGCCAAAGTCATTCCTATGATAAGGATTAATATCTGAACTGTATCGACTGTTCAAACTAGATGCAGCTGCTTGCTCTAGCAAAATATCATTAAAGGTAAGCTGATAGTTTGCAGCAATCGCATCATCAAATTTTAAAAACATTTTCTACTCCATAAAACGGGACAAGTCCAATGATCGCTTAATCAAATGGACACTTTTCTCAATATTTGTTACATCAGGGAAAAACATTTTATCAAAGATATCTTCAACAATCTTTGAATCAAAGTCTTTGCACGAGTAAACATCTGCCGTAACAAATCCTTGTTCAGGAAAGGTATGGAAAGCAATATGAGACTCAGCAATCATTGCAATAGTACTGTACCCATAAGTTTGCTCAGCGCGCTCCTGAAGGGCATTGCTGATAAACTGAGCGGTAGCAGAACCAGCGAGTCCCTCAGCATCTAAGCGCTGAAGGACTCGTTGAAGTTCGCACTTGTTATGAGGAAACTCAACAGTAAGTGGCGGAACGATTAATGTCATATCAATGGCATCTACAATGGCCGATACGACTTTATGACCCATACTTGGATCATTAAGAGGATTTAATCTATCAGTTGATGGAACTGACTTAGCGCCAGCATCATAAATTAAATGTAAACCATTGTATTTCCATTTTGACATTTTATCTATTACCTCACTTCTTTTTTGGAGTTTTTTTCTTGGGAGTTTTAATTACCTTGTTTAAAGTCTTCTTAGACTTAGTTTCAATCTTAATTGGAGTATGAGCTTTATCATAAGTAACAAAAGCTTCGTCGACATATTGAATACTTAAGTTAGCTGCGAAAGATGAACTAAAAATAGTATCTACTTCGCTATACGTTTCAAGTACTGTGTATCGAGTTTCTCCTGTCTCTTTATTATAAATCTGCTCTATCATACAATATGGTGCAGCACACCCAGTATGAATTTCACAGACAGCATCCATTATAATATCAAGTAATGCATAACGGTCTAAACCTGGCTCTTCAGCGTCATCTGACTTGTCAAGCAGGCCCATTTGTCTAGCCATACTATAAGCACCAAGTGCAGTAGGTTGGCCACTACCAGTAGCCTGGAAAGGCTCAGCAAGTAGAGTTACACAAAGGAATGCATCGACATGATAAAGATTGCCGCGGTAAGCAACAAGTAAATTTATATTGCTTGCCGGGATATCTCCAATGTCATCAGATTCAGATGACTTACGCCTACTTTGAATCTTACTCTGCATGCTAGCAGGAATAATCTCATTAAGTACGTTATGAATATAAGCAACATCGCTGATATTATCAGGTCTTACTAATTCATAGTAGGTATGTTGGAATAGCTGGGCATCCTTAAGCATACCTGCGTATCCAAACATAATGTCATCACGAATAAAGATCTTTGGATGCTTAAGCATAAAGCCATAATCAGCATAACTGACTCGACTATCTGCTTTAAGCAATACTCTAACTTCTGTGCTATTGGGATCGCCCACATATTGTCCAATGCTGGTGTCAATTCCTGTGTCGCAATGTCCTAAAATACAAGTCATCTTTAGTCCTATCGTTGAAAGGTTACAATAATTTTCTTTAATTCCCGATCATAGGCATATAGTGTAGTACTAGATTCTAAAAGATCAGCAATTGATCTAGTCAAGTTATCAACTTCTTGACTCCAAAGCTCAAGACTGAAGCACAGAGTTGCCTCTGTAGCTCCGTCTTGAACCTCAGTAAGTAACTTATGTCCAGAAACTTCAATAAGTAACAAGTTGAAAATTATACTTGTAACTTTTAAGTTTTCTGCAAACATTAATGAGACATTACTCATCAATATTGATTTCAGTTTTGCAGTTATAACATTGAGAGTTGCGGGCTAAATATATATATGTACAAAATTTTTTGCAATGAGGACAGGTAACCCCATCCTCATCATCAGGATCTGTTAGGATCTTAGATGTTTTTGCGTTATTCTTAAGAGTACTGATTGGTCTGATTTGGTGCTCAATGTTCTGTTCTCTGTAGCTTCTAGACATAGTTGCTAGTATTTCCTTTATTTACTAATGTAATGTTCTAATTAAAATAAAATTAGTTTTACTAATATGTTTTGCAAGAATTCTTGCAAGTTCAATATCATTCATAGTCAACCTCAATAATTAATAATAAATCTTTTTAAATGTGTAAGATTACCAAAAAGTTAACTATATGGGGGTATATATACTTGTTGCTTTCCAGCTTTTGTATCATATGCAGTCATCAAGATACCATAACCAGCAATATCTTGCCAGGGACTTTCGCCAAAAGCATCTTTTCTATTTGCTATACGAAACAACTTATCAAGAATTCTTACGGTAACTAAAAGATCTACATATTGTTCAGGCCTGACGCCATCTGGGTACAATACCCGAATGACATCACCAGCCTGAGAAAATGCATCACCATAGGCTTCGTTCTTTTGCGAAACCAGGGTTCCTAACGTCTGGGCTACGGTGAGGATAGCTTCTGAATTCAATGTTTCGGCGCTCATAATCTCTCCAACTAAAAAAGAATGGACTTGAAGGTACATCTCCAAGGCAACTAAGTGTTTGATAGATAACCTTGGTGATTGATCTAACATTAGGACACTCAGCTGTCCCATAAGTTAAATCTTCGATAGGGAGGATAACTTCATCACGGAACAGAAGAGTATCATCTGAACGCGAGTAAATCTTAACTGATCTCTCAGTATCAGTTTCCTTGATGTCAACATGCCAACAAAAGGGTGAAGAACGATCGTCTAGCCTAATTGCAGCAAGATTTCTACCAAGAGTCTTACTGTACTGATCTTCAGGAGATGCA